GTCGGTTCGATTGCAATTATTCGAGGGGTCTTAGCCGTTTTAGGAACAGAGATAACCTTAACGGGTATCTCTGCTTCAGGTTCGAGGAAGTCGACCTCATTCAATTGTTCCCAAAAGGACCAATTGGGAAGAACCATTTCCCCGTAGGGAAAATAGTTCTCGAGGCGCACTGGCCAGCTTTTCTGGGCATACTTTTGATTACCATAAAGGCGATCAGCGGTTGCCCCTGGTCCGTGCTTTGGCACTATGTCCCCGTTATAGATTTTATAATCTATAGTGGAAAACATAGAGCTAAACAGGAGTCTTGCTATCCTTTTGAACAGATACAAATCTGAACTGGGGATAACATGATCTCTGACTTCCTGCTCACACTCGAGAAATCCCTTGTACGCCTGAGCTTCACGCTCTGGGGTACAATCGATTAGGACCTTGCTAAAGACAAGCGTTAACTGTCGAATAGCTCGGATCGCATCGATTGAGGGACTCTCAAGTAGGACACCAGTACCCCGGTCGAAAACAAGACAAGAGAAACCCGAGAGAAATTTCGGGAGACTCCCACTATTCTCAAATTGCAGAAAAGTGGCGTTGTCGGCATAGCCCCGCTCGAGACAAAGTTCAAAGTCTTTTGCGAAGCTAGGCAGGGTTATCGTAAGAAACGATAACCCTTCGTTTTTCGTCCGGTCCGAGACTGTTTTACAGTCTCGGTGGGCGCTAGTGCAGCACCTCATCGCTAAATCTTTAGCGATGGTATTCCAGAGCATCGTTAGGCTTTTCATGTGCCCTCCTAATAGAGGATAACATCCTAAGCCAACGCTAGCTCCTGACCACGGACGCAGAGGATCTGATCTTCTGAACTAGCTTTCGCCAGCCAGAAGTTTCTTGATCAGAGCATCCGTTGACGCACTCCATGTGCCCTTGAGGCCATTGAAGAGCGCCAGCTGGTCCGTTGCTGAAAACGTGTTCGTCGAAGGAACATCGAACACAACGTAGCAAGACATGCTACGCGGTGCCGTTGTTCCGGCGATGAGCGTCGATCCAGCATTGTCGCTGTAATCACAGCGAAGGACCCGACGGTTACGCTTCCCGTATTGGTGAGAAGCAGTAACCTTCAGGAGACTACCCGCATTCACTGTGAGGGGTCCGACCTGGTAGATCGAAACAGCTCCCTGCTGAGAAACGCGGGGAAGTGTGACGGCTCCAACATCGAACGCCGCACCTGGAGTGAGGGTAATTGGGTCTGCGAACATTGACGTGCTCCTTTACGTTAGTGTGCAGTGGACCTACTTGACGACTCTGGTAATACCAAGAGCCGCCGCTATGGCTAGTTGGATGGGCGACAATCCATCCCAACTAATGCCAAAACCAAAGGGATTCGCCTTTATCCTCTTCTTCACAGTAGTGCGAAGAACAACAGGGGATATGGTGGGGTACGGGGGGGTAATATGCCCCGCGTATTGTGAATCATGGGTTTCATTATTCACAAGAGCCCCAGCGGTAAAGCGATCTGTCACGGTGGTTTTTTCCATGACATAGCCATACCGCAGAATCGTGCCATAGTTGATCATGCCCTGCAAGTTCTTGACAAAAGAACTTGTATTGCTAAACCAATCTATGGCCCAGCTCCAGGGTGTCAGTTGCCATAACGTATTCAGATCTGGCTCGGCTCCAAAGAGCTTTGCCATAAGCTTTCTCCTATCCCGCTCAGATTGGGTGTCGTACCCATGAGGGAGGTAATAAGTGAAAGCTCCGCTGAACCATGTTTCGCGTTCAACGGTCCGATGACGTATGGTCTGAAACACTGGAAGGGATCCACCGAGGTTTCCTGCAAACAGGTTACCATTCGACGAGCCGTCAGTATAACTGCCGACCGGCGAAAAGTTCCCTGTTAGGACTTCCTCGGTTTCACTCCTCTCCTTGGGGAATGTGAACTCCCTCCTCACAACACGACCAGAATCACGAATGAACTGGTCGATAACTGTGTCGATTTTATGAGATGCCTTTAAAAAGTCACCCATATCATCGATAGTTGGTGCAACGCCGAAGACGTAGTTGAGAAATTCACCTGCGCCTGCGGCGACTGTCTCCAAAGCACGGAGACGAGCCTCCCACAAGTGTACCCCAGGAACATTGGGTACATCTTGCATGAGTTCACCAACAAAGGAAGCGAGTTCTGCAATCTGATTACCCGGTTGCACGGCCGCGATAGCCTTAGTACCCTTTTGTTCGAGAGCTGCCCTTGAAGAGGACAGATCGGCAAAAGCGTACTTGAGAGGCAAATCGGGGCCGAGTTGATTCGGGTAATTAAGGGTTTGGCGAAAGCCATTAGCTATCCATGTCTGGCCCTCATAGCGATAACGCCTATAAGTGCCAGGAGGATTAGCTGGTGTGGCTTTCGATACAAGGGAGGTATATGCTAGCTTAGGTGCTAGCACTTCTTCCTTTCGAGTATAAAACTCGGATCCAAAATCCTGAAGGCCTGCACCAGAAGGTAAAGGCCAACGATTGCCATCCGACTCAGTGACCTGAGCTCCAGCAGTTCGGTAAAGAAACTGTTTTCCCAACTCGTTAACGTAAACGTTCGAGTTGAAAGCAGTTTCCCTCTTCAAAGACATCTGAAGAGTTGGACCAATCAAAGAACGACGTTTGGTCTTACCAGAACTGATGAACAAGGGGACTCCTTTGGTTAGCAAAGAGCTAAAACAAATTAATGTTTTAGTTATGCGGTAGTGAGGTATGCACTGCGCGGCAACCCCTCCTCAG